ATCATTCGTCATTCAGAGAATATTTGCATTCTTGCATATAATCTCTGTGGTGCTTCGTCTTTCTCGGACGTGTTTGTCGCCTTCGTCTCGTACATGAAATTCTACGTGAAAACCAGTATCACCAATTTGGTTACCACAATGACAACTGTCCTCCTGGAAAAAGAGGAAGAGGTTGGCAATTCTGTGGAAGTTAGTAATTTTTTGGACTCGACGGGGGCATTTGATCTCGACTTTGATCTTGAACCACAAGCGTGGACTGGTCGAGACCTTTTGGATGGATGGGAACTTTTGAAAACCAACACTATTTTCAAAAAAGTTTCTTATCTCATCACCGCTGCCATGGCGAGCTCTATATGTTCTATTAAAGGGTTCGAATTTGACATCGGAGGAATTACACTTATTGCAATCGAGGCTATGAAAGAACAAATCAAAGCCACCGATTTGATTGATGCTTTGATTCAGACATTTGTTTGGATATCCGAGACTGGATGGTGGTGCTTGAAAGAGAAATCACTAGCTCCAGTTTTGTACCAAGATCAACGTTTGCGCGAATATACTGACACTTGCAATACTGTTATCGCATATGCATCCACCGCTATGGCGGGAAATTTGGATGGCGAAACTGTAGAAGGTGATCTTGAAGAGTATGAACGTAAACTCGACAAATGTATGAAGACAACAGGTGAAATTCAAAGGGTTACATCGTCACCAGGTGTTAAGGAGATACTTCAGAGGAAGTATGCTGCTTTGGTGTCGATAAAGATGGATTTAGTAGCGAAAAGGAAGAACACCTCCTTTCGCTTTGCTCCAATTGGTTTTAGTATCCATGGTGAGTCTAGTATTGGAAAGTCAGATATCGCACCATTGACAATGAAAACGTCTTTGTCTGCGATGGGTTTTAAAACTTCCCAAGATGGACTTATCACTTTGAATGAGACCGATAAATTTGAGAGTACATATACTTCCGACGTTATGGGAGTGTATATTGATGACGCTAACAACGCGAATTCAAAGTTTGTGGAGAAATCACCTACACAAAAATACATTCAATTTTTCAACAATGTAGCTGCACAAGCTGTAAAAGCTGAGCTCAATGAAAAAGGATGTGTTTTTATTAATTTTAAGTGTGGAGTGATTACTACCAATACTAAAACTCTTGGAGCACAACAATATAGCAATTACCCAGTTGCTGTATTGCGTCGTTTTTTCCATGTCCAAGCTACAGTGAAGGAACAGTATTGCCGCGAAAACGGCACGAGTTTAAATACTGATCATCCAGATCTTGTGAATGCACCATCTGGAACGTTTGTTGACGTGTGGAATTTTACCATTGAGGAAGTTATACCAAATGGTACAAAAATGGGTCGGTTCGAAACTGTGCAAGTCGAACTCGTAAAAGGAAAAGGTCTTGTTGCCTGTGCCAACATGAATTTGCAACAATATCTCCTTGCTATTGCTGCTTTGTCTAGGAACCATAAAGACAAGCAAGTTAAGCAAGTCGCACGTAGCAAGTTGCTTGAGGGCTTTGAAGTTTGCCCCAATTGCTCACTCATTACACAGTATTGTGCCTGTTCTGGTGATATTTCAATGCCAGTTTGTGCACCGTGTGATGCTAAGGGACCGCTGACTGATACCAAGGTCGCGGGTCTTGAACCTGAAGGGAAAAATCTTGAACCTGATAAGTGTACGCAAGACACCAAACCTCCTGCACAACAGGGTTTTCCTCGGCGTAGGAATCCCAAAAATATTCCACATGCTTTGGCAGACGAGTGTGTATCATTCGTAGTTCGTACTGCTGTCAAGGATATTGCAAAGCGTATGTTTAGGTTTTTCAATCCCTTTTTGGCTGGACTATTGTTCAGTTC